CACATGGTTTGTCGCACCCACAGTTAATGCACCTCATAAGTCAGTCCTCCAAACAACAGGGCAATCGTGGCTATGAGTAATGCGTCTCTACGCTTCATCGTTCATCTCCTTTTGTCATGTCATCGATCAGATCAACAGCCATGAATCCTACAGTGCTGTATGGGCAGATATATGGGTCGCCCTCGGGGTTGTCTGGCAGTACGGTTGGATGCAGTTGCCTCTTCTTTCCCGACTGCTCGTAACGGATCTTAACATAGGCCACCTGCATATGACGGACAGCGTGAAGGAATTGATATTTCAGTTGTTCGTCGCCCTTGCAGTACCGGAACGACCGCCAAAAACCTTCCACCACCAACTCGCCTTTCTCGACAAACCCGGCATGAAAAGGGTCCATTCTGGACAACACCCTCACGGCAGCGGCCTCCAGGATTTGCAAGGCCTGAATAGCAAGCGTCTCGTCCTTTGGCCAGTACATCCTCGTATTCGTTATCGGGCGTCCCTTCCCGGCCATCTCTATCGCTCCCAAAATGGGCTCGCCTCCAGGCCAGCGAGCCCTGAATTGCTACTTACTCTAGGGCTGAGTCGTCTCATAGGTGCGTCGCCACCTGGAGCGGCGCTTGGGCATCCACCTCCTTCCTGTTGGATCAGTTCTTTGGCTTCTTCGCCTCATACAAACTGGTGAGGCGAGTGGATTTCAGAACTCGTGACCACCACCACCAAAAGCGCTCGTCGGCCGTGACGCGCTTGGACGCGACCGCCTTCTCGTAGCGGACAATCACGAAGTCGATGATCTTGGTTCGCATGGCCTCGGCACTGTCGACCGTCAAGGCGTCCTTGCTGAGATCGTTCAGCCCCTTGGATGCGATCCAGAATCCTAGTTTGATGAGTAGATTACTCATGGCGTGTCTCCTCTCGTACAACTAGAGAGCTTGATCCTCAACTTTTCGGGATCGCGTATGAGTAGTTTCTTGCCCCACGGGCACACGGAACTGACCGGACAGGTCGGGCACGGTGATACGCCTCCTTCGATACATGGCGGCGGTTGCATGTTTTGTCCTCCTATTTAAGCTGTTTTAGCCGCTCGACGAGCAGGTCAATAATTACATCGGGATCTTGTACTCTATCCAAAGTATCTTCCCATATAGGGGCCACCGTTACGATGTGATCCAGCAGTTTCACGGCAGGGGATAGTGTGTCGCGTATTGCTGTATACGCTTCGAGTTTTTCCTGCCTTGCGAGCATATCGGTCATTCTCCTCGAAAACGCCCGACCGGCGGGAACGTATCACCGGCCGGGTTGTAGCGTGGGAGTCGTCATAGCTCCAGCCTGCGCAGGCGCGCGAGGACGCCCTCGTGCATGGCGTTGACTTCGACTGTGCGTTCGCGGAGGGACATAACCATCTCGCTATCGCCAGCCAAGGATGTTGTTGCCGATTGCTGGTTCACCGGCTCCGGCTCCGACGGCGAGCTACAGGTCTCTAGCCGCCCGTGTAGGTCGCTAAGCGACGCTCTGAGACGGTCGATCGCCGTACTCAGTTGGCCCAGCGCATGGGACATTGGGGGTTCCTGGGTGCTACCTGCTTGATCGTTCATGGTCGTTCTCCTTAGGTGAAGGGTTGTCAAAATACCCGACCCGCCAGCGTTACAGACGCCGGGTCCAGCCGTGCCTGTAGTCTCACCGGCCGGGCCGTAGCGGAGTCTGTCTTACTTAGAAATCCCATCTCAGGCCGAACCACAAATCCCACCCACTAGACACAGTCGGCGCGCCATGACCGCCGTCAATGGTCCCGCCATCAACCCATTCATAGGTGGCCTCGGCTACGATGTGGTCGGCAATCAGAACACCTACGCCATTCGCCAAGACCGTTCCGGCATCCTCGGTGTAGTCAACCCACTGCGGCTCTACCAATAGGTAGGGATCGCTTATAGGTAGCCCGGAGTCGCGTGCCCATGCCGTGACGGCGGCAAGTTGATCCAGGCCGGGCGTGTTCACATTCGGATCGGTGGCGAGCTTGGCGTAGAATCCAGCCGACCATATCGCGCTCTGTGATTCTGAATACCACGCGCCTGACGGCCCCGCCGATGCCCGGCCCCGATTCAATAGCTCGATGCGGCCCTTGCCAATCTGGCCCGTGTCATCTGTTAGGGCCTCCAACGCCTTTGGCGTCAGAGCGCTGAGCCACCCCCCGGTGTCTTCCACTTCCTCGGCGAGACCGGCACCTGGGACGACCAGTAGTACCAGCAGTAATGCTGCTATCCATGTTTTCATCTCTGTGTCTCCTTACTCAGACTGTCCAAAAACGTGGCGATGTCTCGCAGACATCCACTGTCAAATTCTACCAGAGGTTCGGGTTGGAAGACGAAACGCTTCCACCCCGGCATCCACACAACTTCTCCCAGACTAAAAATGCTCTTGTTGTTCTCACACACCCAGCGTGGGGTCGCGAGTCCTGTGATTTCTTCAAAGTGGATGTGCTTGAATCTAGTTCTCATGGCTCACGTTCCTCGTAGCGGGCCAGGGCGGCGTTAAGGGGTTCTGAGATTGTTCTCCATTCGCCGCCGCATATAGCGAAGTGGGCTTTCAGTTGCAGCGCTGTACCCACCGGCATCCCAAAGACGATCGGCCCCTGGTCCAACACCTCTGTGATATTGAATCGCGGCCTCGCTTCCTCCTGTAGATGATGCGCCATAGGGAGAAGTCGATCTGGATTTCCGAAGTGCCCTAGCCATTTACGCCCGTCATAGATGACGTGGGCCCCCTGAATAATCCCAACATCCAAGGCCTTCGGCTTCTCGGCCTCGGCCCTCGCCAGGGCCTGCTCGCAATTGGCCTTGATAGTCTCGATCGCCGCAACGGTCCCATACATTATCCCTTGAGCGATCTGAGTGGTCCCTTGTGTTGGGATATCAAGCGGATATACGGTCTCGCTCATGGCAAACGTCCCCTTTCAGAAAAATAGACCCCGGGCCCGTGCATGGACGCCCTGAGAGGAAGAGCCACGGGTCGGGGTTTTTGTGCATGATATAAAGCGAGCATCCATGACGCGGACCCTATGGGATTCCTGTTGAGTTGTCAAGACAAAAGTGGTATCTTTTTCATATGGCTAGAAGAAAGGTGGTACGAAAGAAGCAGCGCAAACGCACACCAATGTCGGAGGAGACGAGGGCAAAGATGCGCAAGGTGGCCCTGGAGAACCTCAAGAAAGCGGACGCGACCAATAAGGATATGCGGGACAAGGGCATCGTTCCTCCACGGGCGTTGCGGTCCACTGCCGGCCCCAAGGGCGGATTGGCCCGGATACAGAACTCCAATATTATCGAGTTCGCTCGCGACGTCCTGAAGCTGAAGCTGGAGGGGTATCCACTATTTGAGTTGATCCTGCGATGCTCTGAGGGACTGCCGCTGCCGGAAGGAACGCTCAAGACATACATTGAGGTCCCATCCGACGGCTTCGCTGTCAAAGAAGTAGAGATGACGTGGCCGGAATTCTACTCCCTATGCTCTGTGGGCAACAAGACCTACAACCCAGGCATCCGGCCGCAAATGGTGTTGGCGAGAGCCGGGCGGCGAAGTTCCAAGAGTATGGCGGCGACGGTCAAGGCCCTGTACCTGGGCACGCGCAAATCGACGAGAGATTACGTGCGAGGCTCGGAACCCTGCCGAATCCCCATTGTGGCGACCTCACAGGACCAAGCAGAATCGATTATCAAGAGCCGATGCCAGGAAGTCCTCAAGGACGCGAAGATCGAATGGCTCATCGGGGCCCTGGACCCGGAAATGCACCAGAATCAGGTCACGAACGATACCATCCCCCTGGTCGTTGGGACCGAGATCCAGGCGATGCCCTGCAACTCCAAGCGTGTTCGCGGCGAAGCCTCCCCCGTAGTCATATTCGACGAATACCCCCAGTTTGCGGTCGAAGGCCGGAAGAAGGATAAGGACATTCGAGCGGCGGCGACCGGAGCCCAGGCCCAATTCCCCGACTCTCAGTTCATGGCGATTGGTACGCCGGCGGCAGAACAGGGCGATTTCTACGATTTGGAGGCCCAGGCTGCGGACGACCCGTTTATCTTGGCCCTGCACGCCCCGTCCTGGACAGCGGCCCCGTACCTCTACCGCAACAACTCGCAATTCTATCACACGGCCTTCAAGACAGATCCCGATAGCTTCGATCGGGAGTTCCGGGCGAACTATGCCAAGAGCGTCGAGGTCATGTACCGGGAAGAGGACGTCCTGCCTGCCCTCTGCTTGGCCGGCGAGGTTCCGATGGACAAGAAGTGCCGCTACGGGGCTGGAATCGACCAGAGCGGCCTCTCAGGCAACGATCGGTTCGCCCTGTCCATTGTGTACCTGAACCCAATGAACGACGTTGTGGGGCTCGCTGCCCACCGGGCGTGGTCTGTGAGCGACCTGGACTTGATTATGTCCGATGCCAGGGCCATGCTCCTGCGTTATGGGCTCTACGAGGTAATGACCGACCGCTACGCCAAGGGGTACGTCGCCGCCGCCTTCCAGAAAATCGGCGTTCAGTGCGTCGTCTCGCCCCCTGCGGTGGAATTGCACTTCGAGTTCCGGAGGCTACTGGTAGGTAGGAAAGTGGAATTGCCTATCAATGCCGAGATCAAGGACGCACTCCTCAAGACGCAATGCTTCTGGACGGCGAAGACCAATCGCCCCACCGTGGCACATCCCAGAGACGCCAAGGGGCACGGCGATGAGGTGGAAGCCCTCGTTCGCGGCGTCCATCAGGCCACGGCCAATAACTACACCCGCCGCCCGGAAGCAGACTCCGAATCAGCCGAAGCGATCCGCAAAGCGGAAGAGGAATACGACCCCATGACCTACGGGCGGGTATGAAATACATTCGCGCACGGAATACATTCGTGCATTCCGTGCATTCAACGTCACTCGGCGTCACTCGGCGTCATTCCTGATCTCTATTTGACAAACCGTCGACAAACATTTGACAAACTGTCGACAAGATTTGACAAACTTCTTTGTTTTTTCCTTGACATTTCCCCCAGACACACTACATCTTGTGTGTGTAGTCGTAACACCTACTATATATAGTGGTTCGACGAAGGAGTACGCACATGAGAAGCCGCGAGATTGCCACCATCCTCATTGACTATTGGAAGAAGAATGCAGGGAAAGGCCATACCCGCTCGATCCTGGATGGTGCCGGCAAAACCAATGCCATCGTTGTCGTGGCGACGCAGGACCAGAAGGAGCGTCGTTACCGCAGTGTGAATCCGAGAAAAGTCATCACCCTGGAAGACGTCGCCGCCGGTGCCCTGAACGCCCGAGAGGGCTTCCCGCTCGTTATCGATAATGGGGCGATCGTGGTCCTCCTGAACGACTTGCTGAAGGTTGTCCCGGCGAAGAAGGTTAAGAAGGAGGAGAAGGCTTGATTGCACTCGCTGACAAGGCGGTAATGATGCCGGTCGATGTGGGGTGTATCTTTCCCCATGGTCGCGGCGGACGGCACCTGCGTATCTATCTGATTACCGACGACGCACTGGAGGCTCAGGCGTGCGGACTCCGCTTTCAGCGTTGGGGACTGCCCGCCGATCTGCGACTCATTCAGGAGGCACGCCTGAAGACGGCACTGGTCCAGAATCCGTTTCAGCCGAAGCAGTACGAACCGCTCTTGGAGCAAGAGACGTTCCCGGTCGTTAAGTTCGGTGGCCATCCTCTGGCACTGGGAACGGACGACCGCGAAGAAGTGTTCACGTTCGCAAAATGGCTCGTGGAGCATAACACGAAAGAGAAGCGGGCGAAGGAAGCGGCCAAGACCCCGAGCCTGACCGACATGGCCGATGCCGGTGAGATCGAAACCATTGAGGCGTAGCCTATGTTTGGTAACGTAGTCCTGAACCTATTGAATCGCCATCTTGAGATGGAACAGGTCCGCGATGGTGCCGCGCCACTGATGCAAACGGCCTTCGATTTAGTCAATCCCAGGCGTTACGATATGACTGGCTCGCGGGTCAAAGGTGCCCAGCGTCGCACGAAGATGTACGACGGCGTGGCCCAAGACGCCTTCTTCAGTTGGGTTGATGGGATGCTGGGCTGGGGCGTCAATGAGGGACTCGAATGGCATAAGGCGGTGATTCCCGATCGCCGGTATCGCAAGCTCGATTCCGTACAACGATGGCTACAGGAATACACCGAGCAGATGGATTGGGAGATCCGGGCGGGCAACTTCTACGAGAGTATGCCGGAGCAACTTCAAGACGGCGGGTCCGGGGGGACCGCTGTCATGCTGACTGAGGAATCGCACGACTTATCGAAGTCCATCCACCGCGTCCCGCACCCTGGCGCGTATTGGATCGCCGAGAACGATGAACATGAAGTTGACGTCTATCACGAGATGGAGACCCTGACCGCCAGGAAGGCGATGCAGAAGTTCAATAAGCCCGGCGACACCATGCACCCGCTAGTGAAGAAGTGGGCGGTGGACCCGAAGATGTCGCTCTGGGAATGCGATTTCCTGACCTGTCTATGCCCGGCAGACGACGCTGCGATGTTCGATACGAATCATACTCTGGGCAATAAGCCGTGGGCGATTGTAACCATCCTACACGCTATGACTGCTGGGGCTGGCGCGAGTGGCAGTGACCGGCTGGAGTCGAACGGCGACTCGAAATTGAGACTGATACGACTGGAGGGGATGGACTACTTCCCCGCCACTGTATGGCGGTTCCGTCGCAATAGCGACGAGACCTACGGCTTCTCGCCGGCGATGGATGTAATGTCTATGATCGAAGCCTGCCAGCAGCACGCCTACAACCTCATGGATATGGGCAATCGTGCGGCCCGGCCCATGATCGCCGTACCGGACGAGAAGCGAGATTCCTTCAAGTATCTGCCGGGCGAAAAGGTAGGCTATGCCAGCGAGAAGCGGCTACCACAAGTAATCGAGACGGCCCGCGAGTATCCCGTTGCAGTCGATCGCGAAGACAAGATGCACGATATGATCCGCAACCGTTACGGCTGGAGCGTGTGGAACGTGATGAAAGTCTTCCAGCAAAAGCGAGAGCGGAATCAGGTGGGCGAGATCCGCGAGGCTCGGGCCGATCAGGCTCGACTGTTGGCGGGCCAGTTCAATAACTTCTGGCGGGGCGGCGTGCGGCGGACCTACGATAATATCGCACGCATCGCGGCTCGGGCGGGACGAATGCCCCCGGCCCCGAACGAACTCCAGGAAGCACGGGGCAAGGATATCGTGGTCCCCGTATTCGTGGGTCCATTATCGCAACTGCAAATCGAGGCGACGAAGCTGGGCGGGATGCGGCAGGGCCTCTCCTTACTCACCGAACTGGCCGAGACGCTGGGCAGGCACATCGGGCCGGAAGAGGCGGCTAAGGTCTACGCCCGCGTCAATGTTCCCGATCTGACGGAGTACATCTGCGATAGCACCAGCTTCCCGCAGGAACTGATGAACGACGATGCGACGACCAAGGCCATTATCCAGGCTCGCCAAGATCGGGTCGAAGCGGCCGAGCAGGCGAAGGTGGCCCAGCAACTCGCCGCCGCGTCCGGGCAACTCGGAAAACAGCCGGGGCCGGAATCGCTACTGGCACAGGGGGCGGCTTAATGGTCGGCGAGATACTAATGTCGATGGGTACAGTACAAATGCTAGAAGACCTGTGCCTCTGTGACATCCCACACTCGCCGTATGGCACACCACGCACGTTGAATGGGTTGCCAATTAAGATCGACGAGGAGGTAGCTCTGGGGTCGTTTGTGGGCGAGGTGAATGTGACGCTTGAACATTCGGTTAGAGGGCACTGATGTCGATCAGTAGAGAACAGTTCGACCGTATCCGAAGATGGCGAACGGTCTACTTGACGACGCCGGACGGGAAACGCTGTCTACAGGAGCATCTGAAAAGTACGGGTCTCTTTGATGAGCCTAATCTGATGCGGAAGAGGCTGGAGTATAATCCGAGCCGCCTGTCGGCGTTACTGCTGGGCTTTGACTTGCTGTACGATATGGGGATATGGACAGACGACAACTTCGCTCGCTTGATCGACAAGATGGGCGATCTGCCGCTACCGAGTATCGAGGAGAACGACAATGGCTAAGCGTAGAGACATGATGGTGCTAGAGGCCCAGCGAAGGAAGGCCGGGGTTCCGATCCGCAAAGCGAAGGCGGTGAGGACAATGACCGTGCGATTCATTGAGGTTCAGGACGTCTACAATAAGAAGGGGGACGGGACGCAGGGTGCCGTTAAGAAGGTGACGAGTGCCCTGCTCACAGAGGTCGCGATGAAGGGCCTCCCTGACCCGATCAACTGCCGCGTCGCCGTCGATGTCGATCCCAAGTTCTCGCCGACCGACGAACTGGAGAAGTCGTTCAAGGCGGCGTTCAATGAGACGATCAACTTCATTGTGACGGAATACTGCCAGCGCGTCGCGAAGAAGGAAGCCGATCGCAAGGCCGAGTTGGGCGATGAGCCGGAGGGAGTGTTCCCTGCGATTGCCAAAGAGGATGGCGTGGCGACCGCCTTCACCGTCCCCGCGAAGGCGGACAAGGAGGAGGTGGTGAAGAATGCCAGTTGATTATATCAATGAAGATGGCACGTTCGTCGAGGGTTTCGAGAAAAACTTCGACGCCGACGTACAGGACTATGCCAAAGGCTTCAAGACTATCGGTGCGGCTCTCAAGTCGGGCCTGGAATCTCGTAGCGAGTTCCGCAATCGCGTAAAGTTGCCAGACGACCCGGCCGAGAAAGAGAAGTTCGTGGACGAACATTTCAAGGACGTCCTCGAAACCCGAGCCAAGACTCGTGAGGAACAGGCCACGGCCCAAGCTGAAGAGGCCAAGAAGACGCAGGAGACTGCCCAGGCCGAGGCCCTGACGAAGTCTACGGAGGCCGGGAAGGCGATGCTGGGCACTGAAGCCGAGAAGAATATCGAACTCTGTCGTCGTGCCTTCCGCAGCGACTTCTGCCCCGAATGGATCAAGGCGGGTATTGCGAACGCCGCCGGCGTCGAGTTCAAGGATGTCACCGACGCTCAGTTCAAGGAGATTTTCGTAACGGACCCGGCCGTCGTTGAGACGCTACTGAAGTACAGCACTCTCACGAAGGATGGGGCTCTGCCCAAGGGCGATGGCAAGGCGAGCGATAAGGGCGTCGAGGAGGTTACGCCCGGCTACCCGTTCAATCCAGGGTATTACAAAGGTAGACCGGACGACGATCCGCAAAAACTGTGGTTCATTAACAGAGGAGCAAAATACGAAGGCGGTCAGTATACCGGCGGTTTCCAAACCGTCCCCGCCTAGGACATAGATAGAGTCTCAGCTTCCCTCTTTCGAGGACCTGGGTGCTACCGAGCAAAGCGCTCGCGTGCATAGCCCACGAAAAGGGCAAGCGGACCTGCCATGTGGCAGCTTCCCGTGAATCAATGGACATCTTGATTTGTAGGAGACAGCCGCTATGGCAGGTAACTCTCTCAACGAATGGTCGTACTCTGAGATTATGGCCCGTCACAACAAGGCGGGCACTCAGATTTTGGATGAAGTCAATCGCCTCGTCCAAGCTGACGACATGCTGATGGACGCGCCGGTGCGCGAGTCCGAACTCATCGATGGCGAGGAATTTGATCTCACGACCTCCTTGCCCCAACCCTATCTGCACGCCCGTGGCGAAGGTCGAGCCGCGACCAAGGGCCAGATCCAGCACGCATCCGAGTCCGTTGCATGGTTCACGAACCAGATGCGGATTCCTCGCGAGGCCTTGAACGAAGCGGGCGATCCCGCCGGCTTCCTGTCCCGCGAAGAGGGCAAGTATATGGAGGGTATGAAGCAGTCCCTCCAGGAAATGCTCATCTACGGGTCCACGGGTACTGAGCCCAAAGAGTTCGACGGTCTGGACGTTCGCTTCCCCGATATCGCGACCGATAGCGTCATCGATAATGGCGGCTCGACCGCGTCGAACATGACGGATATCTGGCTGATCCAGTGGGATATGCAGGACTGTTGCCTGATCTATCCCAAGGGCTCTCGCGGCGGTATCTCTCGCACGCCGTATCCGGATACCTGCTTGGCGACCGAGACGGACGGCACCGCCTCTGAGGTGGCAGACTCCCAGAAGAAGGTCGCATGGTATACGATGGTGGACTTCGATTGGAAGGGTGGACTGTGTCTGCGTGACACTCGCCGGATCAAGCGACTGGCGAATATCCATCAGACCCCGACCCACGCCGATGCGTTCGATATCCGGCAGTTCCGTGAGGCGGAAGAGTCGTTCGATACGAGCGGCCAAATCTACGCCTATATGCACAAGCGTGTCCGTCTCCAGATCAGGAACACTCAGGACGAGAAGGGCAATGTGTACTACCCGCCCGACAGTCCGTTCGCCAAACCCGTGGCCTATCTGGGCGACATTCCGTTGCGGCAATGCGACCGTATCCTGCTGACCGGAAACGCGCTCACTTAAGAAGGGCTATTAGCCCAGAAGGAGATAAACGATATGGCTATTCAAGATGCTAATTGGGTATTCGCTGACGCGATGGCCATGCCGAACGATACGACCGGCGTGCCTGACGGTTACGGCGACTACGATGGGTACATCGATTGGACGGCCAACAAGTGGAAGGATTGGATCAATACTCCCATGCCGCTCTGGATCGTGTGTACCTGCAACACGGTTCCCGGTGCCGGGACGAGCTTCAATATCCTGTTCTACCAGCACTCGACGAACAGCTTGGCCAGTGGCGATCTGCTGATGGCGACGCGCGTTATTGCCGTTGCCGACCTGTCGGCCGACCCGTTCGATCCCGGTCACTGGATTTGCTGCGTTCCGCTCATCTCGATTCTGTCGAGTGTTCAGGCCGCAGATCGAGATCGGTACTTCGGGCCGGTAATGAATGGTACGGGCAACGTATCGACTGGCAAGATCGATATGTGGCTCCACCTCGGCGTGAATCCTCCGATCCCGGTGGCACAGCCGTCCATTCGGCCGGAAGATGCCTCGAATATTGTAATGCCGACGTAATTCTGCGCGGTGTGTGAATACACGTCGGGGCACTATCGCCCCGGCGTGCGCTAGCAGACCATGCAAGGAGACCAAAATGAAAGACTTCAAGCGCATGATTCTTGTGGCGGCGGTCCTGCTGCTCCTCTGTGGGAC